CAAACGGATTCATGTCGGAGTGAACCACTGAAAAATATTTATGAAATAGCTGTTATTAGGAAACTCCGACTTCCTTTTAATGGCATTTTTACTTTATGGAAACAATAGTATGTAAAAAGTGTGGGGCAGAGAATGACTACTCCACAGAGTTAAAGAACGGACAAAATGTAGCAACCTGCAATAATTGTCAATCATTCATTAAGAATATAGCTTATTCTAAACCTAAATTTTACTTTGGTCAATACAAAGGCACTTTAATAGCCGATTGTGTTGACCTTAGTTATTTAATATGGTTCTTGGATAAAACAAATCCAAAGGCTAATATTAAGACTGCTTGCATGGAGAGAATAGAAACTTTAAAATCTCTATAATCTATGACACGCCAATTTGTAAAAATAAGCGAACAAGACCTCCAAATTGCAGAGGCATTTTTTGAAAATGAGAAGCATTTTAATGAGTTTTTAATTAACGTTTTTAATTATTATCGAGGCAAAAATGTTCAAATAAAAACAAAAATCGTTCAAAAATATTTTAATTCGTATAAGAAGGTCATGGACTACATCATAGACGCTGCTGAAAATGGTAAAGAAGGTGTTTTGAAAAGACTTGAAAATCAGCGAGTTAAATCATCTACCCTTGAAGGGGTCTTAAATAACCCTGCAAGGGAGTGTCAAGACACCCATCAAGCAAATAGTAAAGTAGAAATAGTAAAGAGTAAAGTAAAAGAAAATGTACATACGCTTTTGCCTTCGGCTGACCCTTCAATCCCTCAAAGTGAAATTGATAAGTTTAACCACTACTCGTCTTGGGCGGCTGAAAATTGCCCAAAACTGTTAAAAATAAAGAAGCCACTTACTGCCATACAGCTTTCAGAGATTAGAAAGAAATATTCTGCCGAACAATTCAAGGAGGTTTGCTTTGCAATGGAGGCTAAAAAGGATTTTTTAAGCAAGTACGACAATCTAAATCTCACAATGCAAAGTTGGTTAAAACGTCAATTTGGAGCGGGAGGCAATAGTCAACCACCTCCAAAAGTTCCATTGCAAAAAGGAATTGAAATGCCAGAATTAGTTACACCTGTGGTAGATTTTTTAGCAAATGGACAATAGCATGATAGAAATAGCTAAAGAGTACTACCAAAGCGGGTTAAGCATAATTCCCATTGGAGAAAAGAAGTTACCGATAGGCAGTTGGAAGCGAAACCAAACTGAATTGATTGAGCCAAGTTTTAGCAGTTGTGTTGGCATAGGAATTGTTTGTGGAAAAGTTAGCGGAGGCTTAGAGTGCATTGATATTGACACCAAGTACGACCTAACAGGGAAGCTATTTGAAAATTACAAAAACCTTGTAAAAGAAATTGATAAAAACCTACTCAAAAAACTTGTAGTTCAGTCCACACCAAGCGGAGGCTATCATTTTGTTTACAAGTGTGAAACCATTGAGGGAAATAAAAAACTTGCCAATAGACACACCACAACAGCAGAAAAGGCAGAAACATACGCTAATGAAATTGCCAAGGGAGTTTCAGAAGAAATTGCAAGGAAAGCCGAAAAGAACGACAAAGTAAGGGTTTTAGTGGAGACACGCGGAGAAGGCGGTTATTTTATGATTGCTCCAAGTGAGGGGTACAAGGTAATTTATGGCGACCTAAAACAAATATCTATTTTAAGCGCATTAGAACGCGAAACTTTGCTTGTGTGTGCAAGAACATTCAACGAGGTGTTTGAAGCTGCCATAGTTAACAAAACACACCAAAAAACCATATCAGAAAATCTATCACCATTCGAGGATTGGAATAATCGTGGCGATGTGTTAAATTTTTTAGAGATGGAGGGATGGACTTTAAAACTCAAAAACGGGGCTAAAAATTTATTATTAAGACCCGCAGGAACAGGAATGTGGAGTGCTGATTGGAACGAAGAAAAAAGAATATTCTACGTTTTTACCTCGTCAAGTGAGTTTGAGCAGAACAAAGGGTATAATCCAACACAAGTTTTAGCAAAGTTAAAATTTAATGATGATTTTTCTGAATGTGCAAGGTGGTTGCTCAAAGAGGGGTATGGAAACTTTAATAAAGAAAATACCAAACCACAGAAAAAAGAAGTCGAATATTTAAACAAGGCAGAAATAAACCTTGATGATGATAGTTTTGACTTTTTAGCCACCAAAGAGGAATGTGATTTATTTATCAATCAAAAGATGAATGGCACATTTAAAATTGGAGATAGCACAGGCTTTGAAGAATTGGACAAGTATTGGAGATTTAAAGATGCTTCGTTAGATATGATACTTGGACACGATAATGCGGGGAAATCAGTAGTTACTTGGTTCTTTGCTGTTTTGGACTGCTATTTTAACAAAAAGAATTACATAATATTCGCAGGAGAAAATAATGTAGGAATGTTGAAGTATAAGTTAATGGAGTTTTATGCAGCTAAAACTATTAACAGAATGGGTGAAATGGAAAGGAAGGAAGCAATGGATTGGGTGGAGGAACATTTTGCAATAATAAGAAACGATATAGCATTTACTTATAAAGATATGCTTGCCATTGGTAAAAAACTACTTAAAAAGAAAACATACCACCGATTTATTATTGAACCTTACAATGTTCTTTACAAGGAATCAAATAATGAGCATCAATACGACTATAAAGCAATGTTGGATATGAAGTTATTTATAACTCAAACAAAAATAGGAATAACTTTAAATGTCCATGCAGCATCAGAAGCATTAAGGAGAGTTTACCCAAAAGACCATGAAGACGCAGGGTACGCAATGCCTCCAAATAAGGCAGATGCAGAGGGAGGTGGCAAATTCCCAAACAAGGCAGATAACTTTATGGTAATTCACCGTATGGCAGACCACCCCGAAAAATGGATGTGGACACAAGTTCACGTTCAGAAAATCAAAGAAATGGAAACGGGCGGAAAAAGAACGTTTAAAGATGTGCCAGTAAGAATAAAATTGCAAGAAGATGGAGCAGGATTTGAAGATACAAAAGGAATAAACCCAATGAGAAACAAAAGAATTGTACCAACTCAATCTGCTATCCCCCTCGAATCCCCTATTAAACCAAACACCGACTTTGACCAACCAAAAATAACAGTAAGCAATGGAGGATTTGTACCAAAAGAAACCGATGATTTGTTCTAATTTAGAATAAGTATAAATAAACCCCTATATCTTGTAACAAAGAAACAAACAATTATATTTGCAGAATGAACCAACTTAAAAAAGATTACGAAAAAGCGTGTAACGCATACATAAAAGCCTTCTGTAAAAAGCAAGACGTAGAATTTTACGGATGGATAGGTGATTTAGTTGGGAGTGTAGCCTTATTAAGTGAAATATGTTTAAATATTCACGATATAGTATGGGATATAAACAGCAAGCAGCCAAAAGGATTAATATTTACTTGGTATTATGACAATTTAGAAAATGCAGAGAAGTCAATTAATTATTTTAGTTATACAAAAGGATTAAGAATTAAAGATATATAAAACAATGGAATATAGCTACGCTAACGGTATTTGGCTTTACGCAGGTGGGGCTAAATAGCACAAAACTTTCAACCTGCACAAAATATTATTAAAAGCACGTAAGCTGGGTTTAACCGCTAACCCCCAACTTGCGTAAAACCAATGTTAGCACCAGTTTTTTATGACACAAGAAAATGAATTAAAAGTAGTAACAATTTCTCCTAAAAACGGAGATGTAGGTATGCAGTTTGAAGCACAAGTATTACTTCATTTGCACGACACTGATGGAAGTCAAATTGTAGTTTTGAAAACACCAAGAAGGGAAAGTGTTGAGAAGTTTTTAAACGATGAAATTGTTAATGGTAGTACTTCTTAAAATTGGTGCTAACGTTTCCGCTATGAGTAGTGGCGGATTTAGAACTACTCACTTTCAAATTATAAACAATGATTGATAAAAGTACAGACCTCGAAAATACCACAGCACCCGCCATTACTTATAGCGAGTGTTATGCACAGCCTTTATTTTCACGAATTTGGGCTATGCCGAATAAAAACACATTTGATATTAAACCAATAAAATCATTTGTAGAAAAGTATTGGAATAAAGATATTATTTCGATTGACCCTTTTGCGAGAAATACTGAATACGCAACTTATAGAAATGATTTAAACCCAGAAACAAATGCTGAGTATCATTTACACGCAAACGATTTTATACACCAATTGATTGCAAAAGGCATAAAGGCGGACTTAGTATTTTTTGACCCCCCATATTCACCGCACCAAACAAAAGAATGCTATGCAGGTTTTGGAATTAACATGAAATACGAGGATGATGCAAGGCATGGATGGAGTAAAACGAGAGTATCTATTTCTGAAATACTAAAACCTAATGGGATAGTTTTAAATTTTGGTTGGGATACTATCGGTATGGGTAAAAAACGAGGAATGGAAATAATTGAAATAATGCTTGTTTCTCACGGAATAGGACATAACGATACAATCTGCATGGCTGAACAGAAACGCACACTGTTTTAAGGTTGTGCATAACGGTTCGCGTGTATAAGAAGTGGCGGATTAGAACTCCAAAACTTTCAGCAAACGCAGAACTTAATTAGAATTAACAAACTTTAAATTAATCGAAAAACCGCCATTTTTTATACACGCTGTTAGTGGCTGGGCTTTTCACAAAATCAATACAATGGCAGAAAGAACAAAACTTACTTTTGAAATGATTAATCTAGATGATGATTATATCGTTGACCCAAATTCCATTTTTATTAATGGATGGCTTCCAAATTGGCAAATGCTTGATGAATTTCTATTTAAAAAAGAAGATAGTAATTTACCCGAACTTATTGAAAATATGGAAAGTGGTAAAATGTATCAGGTTGAATTAGAAATTTGGGTCGATTCTGACGATTACAGGCATTGGATTGATTTCAAAGTGTTGGATAGTGGTTTGGTTTAGCCTTGCCACTAACGTTATCAGGCTTGCAGAAGTGGCAAAAAAGCAAGCCTTAATTTTCAATTTTGCCAAAACATTACAGACACAAAAACAACTTTAAATTAATAACTGAACTTGCCATTTTTGCAAACCTGTGTTAGCCGTTCGTTCTTTTTTATTCACAATTTAAAAATTAAAATATGCAAATCAAAAAACAAAATACACTGATTGAAATATCAGAATTAGGATTAAAAATAGAAGTTAAAGCCGATTTATTACTAAATGCTTTGATTTCAGACAGCACAAAAAATGTTCTTGAGCAAATGTTGAAAAATAAACTTTCAGAATTAAGAACTCATTTTGAAGAAATAAACGACATAATTGAGTTAGAAAATAAAGAACATAAATCAACGTATTTCAATTCACTTAAAGAAAAAAGGAATAGTTATATTTATGAATATGCGTGTTTAACAAGGGATTTATATTCTTTACTTGGCGATACTTTCGAGAACTTCTATGAAGAAAATACAGACATAATGGAAAATATCGGAAGTGTTTATAAATACTCTACTTTATACGGATTTAAGTCGTTGGATACGGTTGTCGTAGAATGACGGCTAACGTTATTGCGGTTGTGGATGTTGCGGACTTTGAAACCGTAAATCTTCGGCACAACGAAAATATGAACTGAAAATATAATTCCACAAATTCCCGCAATAGCCACAACCGTGTGTTAGTAGCTGGACGGCTGATTAAACGAATATTAATTATAAAAACTAAATAAAATGATGGACTTAACAAATTATGTAGAAATACAAGACCCAATTAAAATAATTACAAAAACAATTTTGACAGCTTATTTTAGATTAGATAAAAAAACAATGATTTCTCTTTTATCTGCTGAAAAAATATATGTAAATGGCTATTATTATAAAGTGCCTGAACACACTATTTTACATTGTTTGATAAATCAGAAATACGGAGATACTAAACTTGAGTTGGAGCAGATAACGTAGTCTTGCTACTAACTCGTTGCTAGAAGCATAAAAATAAGACCTATCGCTCCAAAATGACAAAAAAGGCTGATAAATTAATAATTAAAATAAAGAAAAGATGGAGCAACATAAAAACGAATTACGACAATGAACAAATCCTTTTACAATTTTGAAAAAACCGAAGAGCGTGGGCTTTTTTTATTTTAATTTTTTCAAACGAAATGTTGAAACGAAGAACGTCTGCCCTATTGCCCATAACGGTTGGTGCTATGAGCAGTAGCGGAGTACGAGTGATAAACTTTCAAAATACAACAAATGACAATACGAGATACAGACCTTCAAATTACCAGCGAACCCGCTATTGCTTATAGCACGTGTTATCGGCTGCCTTTTCTTTCTCTTTTCCACGCTGATTGTATGGAAATTATGAAGCAATACCCTGATAAATATTTCGACTTGGCAATTGTTGACCCGCCGTATGGGATTGGTGCGGATTTAAAAAATAGCAAACGAGAATTAAAAAGCAAAAAGAGTGCTGCAATAAGTAGCGATTTTGGTGGGCAAATTTGGGACAGTGCAATACCGACTGAAGAATACTTTGCTGAACTAAAAAGGATTAGCAAAAAGCAGATAATTTGGGGTGCAAATTATTTTGGATTGGTTGGTGGTATGCTTTATTGGCACAAAGACGTAACAATGCCAACTTATAGCACGGGGGAACTTGCTTGGTTGAGTTGGTTACAAAAAATAGACTTTGTAAATATTACGTGGCACGGTATGTTGCAGCACAATATGAAAGACAAGGAAATAAGATTACACCCGACACAAAAACCAGTCGCTTTGTATGATTGGTTATTAAAGCACTATGCCGAGCCAAACCAAAAGATACTTGACACCCATTTCGGAAGCGGCTCAATAGCATTGGCAGTTGATAAAGCAAACCGATTGGACAAAATGAATTTACACTTAACAGCGTGTAAAATTGACAAAGAATATATTGACAAGGCAATCAAACGAATTTCAGAAAGTATCAAACAAGGTACGCTGTCTTTTTAGGTTGCCGATAACTAAGAACTACGACCACGAAACTAAAAAGCCCGAAACATTGACCCGCGCTTTAATACTCACTTGCTCAAAGCCTAACGATTTAGTATTTGTACCGTTTGCAGGTTCGGGTACGGAGTGCGCTATGGCTAAGAAAGAGAAAAGGCAGTTTATAGGATATGACATAGATAAGAAAAACGTGGACATGTCGAATAATAGGTGTGACGCAATACCTCCAACGCTATTTTAACCCACAACAACAATGCAACAATACCAACCACTTAAATACGCTACAATCGGGCTACGGCTACTTATAGGCATAGCGACCGCAATAATTGGTACATACGCCATAAAAACACTATTCCCCGAAATAAGCGGCGTTATTGCTACATTAATAGTAGCTGCCGCCTTATGCGTAATAGAACCAACAAAGGACTATTTAACAAGCTGCATTTACTACGAAGTATTTACTATAAATGCAAATAGGTATGTTTGGGCAGCTATTTTATGCGCGTTGCTTATATCGGTAATCGCCGCGTCATGCTACCTCAATGTCTTAGGCGTGACGCACTACCAAAATACGACAACGCGACATGTCGCAATTAACGCCGATACAATGGCGCGACATGACGCGGCGGCTATAAATGCGCAAATTGAGCAGCTAAACGCACAAAAGGACGGCATTATAACGGCTAACGGATATAATGGCAAGTTGAATTATAGCGACCCACAGAAAGCCAATGTAGCCCGAATTGATAGCACAATAACGGCGTTAAGGTTGCAAGCTATAAGCATAGAAACAGCCGCCAAAACCACAGCACAAAAGCAATTTGAGCAACAAACAGAGGCGCGTAACTTTATGGGCTTATTTTTGGAGTTGGCAACAATTGTAATTATCCTTCTTAAATTGTACCTATGCCACATTGAACAGCCCGAAGCGCAAAAGGTCGAACAAACACAGCCCCAATACGATGCTGCCGAAATCAAAGCCGCCGTATTAGCCGAAATAGTGCCTTTATTAGCCCAAATCATGTCGCACGACATGACGCGACATGACGCGAACAGTAAAAGCGACAAATGCGACACGACGCAAGCACAAAGCGACGCGCCGCAAAATGATGCGACAAGCGAAGCCAATGGTGAATTAACGCCCGAAAAGATAGAAGAGGTCAAAGAGTTGCGTAAGGAAGGCGTTTCGTGGCGAAAAATAGCAAATAAATTTGGCAGGAGCGACAATTATTGGATAAGAAATGTAGGAATATTAATTGATAATTATACTGCGCAACCCAATAAAGCCTATAATAATGGAGCAAAATAGCGATACAAATTCAGAACAGCACGTGTTTTGGTTAGATGCTAAAATAAGTAGAAATACTGCCTATAAAGGTGATGCTTTTATAGGCATACGCATAATAAAACAGGAATACACAGCGGAGTATATTGAGAACCGCCTATCGTGTGCTGTCGGTATTCTTAGCGTTAAAGTGGTAGAAAGGCAGCACGAAACCGTTGTTTTTATTGATATTGACCCACAAGAAAACATATACAGCATGATGCTTAAAATAACAAACTATTTGCCTCTATTATTTTGGACGGAAGAACCCAATCAAAGCACAAAAAATGCCCAATAAACACTATTTCAATTTCCCAATAATACCCCTCAATCACACGCTGCACGTATTTTTTGGCGGCGAAATGAAAGACATAAAAGAAACGCTTGGCGGCATTGTAAATAAGCGCGAATTAAAGGACTTTTTGCGCCTCGAATGTTATGCCAAATTTGGCGTATTTAGTTGCGCCGATGCTGTTATTTGGCTGCCTTGCGTACCCACAACGCCTTATCATTTTGGCGCATTGTCGCACGAAATACAGCACGCCGTTTATCATGTATTGCGTACATGCGGCATAAAGCACAGCAAAAAGACCGATGAGATTTTTAGCTATCACACAGGCAATATAACCGAAATGATACACATTGCAATAGCTGATATTAAAGACGCTGAAAACATAGAAACATGCACACAACAACAGTAATACTACTACTATTGCTACTCCTATCCTTTGCCGCTATGGTATTTGTTCGCAAATATTATAGCGGTGAATTGGATTTAAGCGAATTTATGGGCAGCCAAACAACCGATGACATGCCCATATACAAAGCCGAAAAACCAAGCGTTACAGTAGAAAGGACGGAATACGTGGTGTTCGGCAACCCAAACTATTACTATTTAGATGACGGTTCGGGGCGCGTTGTGGCGCGTTTTAGGGATATTAAAGGAAATGAATTTGATGTGTATGTACCGCAATGCGCCATATTTCTACTAAATAAAAACGGAACTCCGCCCGACATAAAGCCTATGCCCAAATGTACGGTAACGGCGTACAGTAGCACAGAAAACGAAGCGGAGGC